CACATTTTTAAACCAAATTTTTTAAAAAAACTTACACCAACTTTCAATAGTTTGAAATATTTTAAAAGTTTACTTTCCTTGTCTCCGACCCATACCTTTATCACTTATGAAAGAAAAAGTATGGGTGTACAACTTTACAGTTAACATAGTAGATATTAAATTATTAAATATTAATTCCATTTCAAAAAAAGAACATTTTGAATAAATAGAATTAATAGATATTAATGTTTGTTTATCATAATAATGGTTTTTAGGTTTAGGAACTTGATATTTTTTACATACTAAGTCTGTTTCAGGTAAAGAACCTATTAACCAACAATAACTAATAAACCTTGGAATTATCATTTGTTCTATAACATTTTCTTTAACAGAATATACACTTCTTATTCTATCTTCTAATCTAACTAAATTAGGCATTATTAAATAATTAAATTCTGTTCGACAAACTATCATTTGGCAAAAAATGCCATAATGTTTATTAATACTGTAAGTACTTTTCATATTATGGTAAATTTCCACTTCTTTAGTTAATTCATCTAAATTATTTGGGTTTGGTATTGAAGCTAATAAATCATCTCCAAGTAAACAAACAAAATCATAATCAATTGTACTAAAAAATTTAGCATAAGTTCTCATATTATTAATTATATTACCAAACCCTACTGTAGTTTGACCTGTATGCCTTTTAGGTTTAGTTGTAGTTTTAAAATTATTATGAGATAATTTTGTATGATGATGTTGTTTACTATAATGTAAATTAATTTGCCTAGAAACCCCTAATTTTTCAAACATCATATACTCAAAATTTAAACTATGTAAATCTGTTTGTCTATCTTGTTTACTTAAATCGGATTCAAAAAAAACATTATTTTTAGTTATACGTTGTCTATTTAATTTAGTTACTATTTGATGATAATCCATATCTTCAGCATAAATTACATTTTTTTTAAGGAGTTTTTTAAATCTATATTTAGCTATACTATAAGTGGCTGCAAATATCAAATTATAACCATAACTGTTCCATAACACTATCCTATTTAACATATGACGCATAGAAGAATAAATATCACCTTTTGTTATATTTTCTGGTTTTTCAATTAATTTAACTCTATTAATAGCATGTTTCACGCTCATACCTAAACATATTTCATCAGCTTCTTTTAAAATGTCTACGGTGTTTCGATTAGAAATCCATCTTATCAAAATATCTTTATCTAAAGAAATTGGGTTTTTTTCAAATTCTTCCATTATTTCTTTCCAATTATCTACAAACCAAGCTTTTGCAAAGTATTGTAATTGAGTATTATGATCTAAATATTTTTTACGTAATTTAATATCTCTATTTATTTTTAAATTAATGGCATTGCTAATAGTGTTATAAGCTCCTAATGGAGCTGGTCTAGTTAAAGTTGGAACATCATTTAAATAACCAACAGTTCGTTCTGCTTCTGTGTAAGGACCTTCAAAAATTTTATATAAGGGTAAATCTTTAGACAAAATTATATTACTGTCATCACATAAAAAATTTTCATTGAAAAAAACAAAATCATCTAACACAGAATGCTTTACAAAATGATTATAATCTTCATTTTCTATAAAATCATCCAAATTCACCTTATTAGCTTTTATAATAGTAGAAATATTTAATAATAAATCCACACGATTTGTTTCTTCTTCATAATTAACCACTAACATATTGGAATTTTTTTTCCCTTGTGAAGAACTTTTAGATTGAACAAAATACCTACTAAGTTCATTGAAACCCAACCTATCTAATTTATTTATGTTTAATTCATCCAAATTAGACCCACTTTTATAAGTATTTAATAATTGTAAAATATTTTTGTTATTGTCATATTGTTTAATATTAAAGTCATTTTGAAACTGTACTTGTTTGTCAATATTCATTTGTTTTAATGCAGTGTACATAAGATCTGAAACTATAAAACATATTTTATTATTGTCCATATACTTGTTAACTTCTTCGACCATTGTTGATGGTCTACTTATAAGACCAAAAAAAGAATTTATTGTTCTTAAAAAATCATCTTTAGATATATCCTTTAAATTTATAAATTCTTTTAAATCAGTTACATCACTTATAACTTCCTC